TCAACGCTGCTCATGCCGTCGAGCCTTGCTTTGAGGTCTGCATACTTCGCGCTGGTTTCCTTGCGCTCGCGAATCAACCGCCCCTCAATTATTTTGTCGAGCTGCACTTGTGTGTAAGGCTTTGCATCCCCTGCATCATCTGTCGTTCCATCTGGCTTTGTGTTCTCGTCCGTCATTTGTGACCTCCATTTTACCCGACTTCAGGCTTCGCGACTATCGTTTCGCCCTCGTCGTTGTCCGATTCATCGGCTCCAAAGCCTTCATCGTTTAAATTCATGACCTTCGCCTCGTCAATCTCTTTGTCAATGATGACCAGCGTTTCGTCAGGTATGTTCGAAGCTGTGCGCCTAACCAAACGCTTTTTAAGGAACGATGAGTATTTGTCTGAGAAGTTCTCAGCAATCAAATCAAGGCTGTTGCGGATGTCGCTATCCAGAGCAATGACATCAAAATCTTTTTGGTATGTTACAGGGTCAACCTCGCCCTTGCCCATCCACAACGCAAAAAGATTATACAACTCAGTTTCAAATGACTCCATCTGCGTTGCTTTGGTTACCAACGCGCCGTTGGTGTCGATGAAGTCATAAGCCTTCGCAATGCCTGACTGTGGAACGAGTGCCGAGCTACCTGACTTCTCAAGCGTTGCCATGCGGTAAATCTCGGCAATGTGATTCGCTACCATATCCCAAATCGTCGCAATCTGCGCTGCGTCGGGCGATATAAAGGCGGGAGCGTGAGTTGCATCAGATGGAAACGTGAATATCGACGCTGTGCCGATGGTCTTGACGTTCTCGCTGTCCTCGTCCTCTGGCATTATCAACTGACTGAACGTCTGACGCTTTATCTGCTCATCAATGCAACTGCACCAATTCATGATGGCCCTGTTCGTCGGAGCTATATCAACAAGCGCACTCTCGCCAATCATGTCATCGTCGATTTCTTTATTGAAGCAAGTGACCAGCGGAACGCTTTCCAATGCCCAGTCACCGCTGTCAACCATGACTGCGCCATCATCGGCGTTCTGATATACGGCCCACCCATCAGGCTTGAGCAACCTATAACGCTCAACAGTCACCCTCGGGGTCAACGGGTCTGTGTCCTCATATATTGGCTCGTAAAGCAACGCCCACAACAGCTTTCCCGTGATAGGATGCCGCGCCCAATCCAACAAATTCTGCGGAGCATAGATTGTCGCATACGGGAGCGACGCATCTGCAAGCGTGATGCCTTCCTCTGCGATAGGCTTATCAACCAGCACATGAACCTGACCATAGATGCTCGACAAAACTGAAATCTTGATTGCAAACGCTTGAGCGTCCATGCCTCGACCATCGACGTTCTCCAATAGCTCTGGCGAGAAGGTCGGTCGGGTGATGGGATTCTTGAATATATGGTCGGCGTAGATGTTCGGAATGGCGCGACAGAAGTTTAGAAAATAAGCCGCATCCTTCCGCTTGCCGAAGTCCTCGGAGTTTTCCAGCCTGTGCGTTTCGAGATAGCCGCTGGCAAAAGAGTTGCCGCCCTTGTATGCCGCGATATAGAAATCCCAAAGCGTTGCGTTGGATGAATAGTTCGGATGCTTCCTTGATGTAACATTGAAATCGCCCACGCTACCCCCGTCACCACGTTTGACGCTTGAATGGCTTTTTAATGCAATGGCTGAGAAAGCTCATTGCTTGAATCAGTTCGAACCTCAATCCTTCAATCGGAACGCTTAACTTTATCTTATCCGTTCCAGCCTCGCTCCATCGTGCGCCCTGCAACTGCGAAACGAGTTCCATGCGTCCAGCATCGCCATTGTCTGCGTGAATCAATATGCGCTTTTCCTTCAGCATTGAAATCAATTTATAAGTGTCGTCCGATTCTCCTGCACTATTTACAGCATATTTTTCAACTCGTCTAATTCTTTTTGAGAAATACGCCGCGATTTTAACCATGTCACCCCGCGAGTCGATGACAATCCTTGAAGGTTTGAACTTCGCAACGTACTTATAGAGCAACTCAAACTGCTCAATGGACGCTTGATGCACTCGAACAATCCTCATCCTCGGGCATCCGAGCGCGTCCAAGTCCTCGCGGTCAACTTTGACGATGATTGCTCCAATCGGGGTCGTCACTCGCGCAGAATGGCGACAAATGCAAGCGACATACTCTGAGCCGCGCTCTGGCTCAATCTCCATCTCGGTCGGCCTTGAAATCATGAACTCAGCAACCTCTGACGACATAAGCGCATGGGCGTTGGAGTTAAGGCCGAGGCGTGACAATGCTTGAGTCGTTGCATCGACTTGATCGTCATAAGCCCCATTTGGAAACGCTGCATGTTCGTCGATATAGCCCTCAACCCACGGCTCGTTTGCTGGCAGATATACGTCACCACCTTCGACGACATACGCCACAACCTCGGCTCGCTCCTGTTTGGAGCCTTTGGGGTTGACGGGAACGATGCCCGAAATCTTATCCGAGAGCGTGTCAATGACCGCCGAGCCGTTCGCCTTGTCCTCGATGAGCTTGATTGATGCGTCTGGATGTTTCTCTGTCATCGCAAGGAACGCATTGACAGTCGCCTTGAACCCCATGCGGCCCCGTATTTGGTCAATCAGGTGGCATTTCACACCTTTACGACCCCACACCTGACCCACAACATAATCGTTTTTATCGCCATCTTTGAAGCTCATATCCCATGACTGAATCACGACATCGAACTCGGTCGGCAGTTCCGTATATCTGCGCCACCACTCGCGTTTGAGGATGTTGCCTGTCCTTGCAACGGGTCGCTGTTGATAAAGGGATTGAAACTCGAACTCACCGAGAACATTCCGAATCTCGTAAAGCCTCTCGGTCGGGTAACGCTCGGGCCATAAAGCGTGGTCGGCCTCATCCAGAGCTGGCATTTCGACGACATCCCACTTCTCGTCAGGGAACGCTGAGAGCATCCAACCCGCAGGGTCAAGCTCACCCCATCGCGTTTGAATGACGATGATTGCGCCCTCTGGCTCCAAGCGAGTATATGCGGTCGCTTTATACCATTCTTGAAAAGCGTGTTGAAACGCCTTTGAATTGGCTTCCTTCCTGCCTTTAACGGGGTCATCAATCAAGAATATGTCACCGCCGCGCCCTGTAATAGCCGCGCCAGCACCAACAGCAAAGATATTGCCGCCCGCCGTCGTCAGGATATGGCTCTTTGAGTGAGTTGTGTCGGTCATCTCGAACTGTGGGAACGTCCGAAGGAACTTAGGGTCACGCATGAAGGTCTGAATAGATTGCCCGACATCGTTTGCCTTGTCCTGTTGATACGTCGAAAAGATGATGTTCTTTGAAGGATTGCGACCCATGCACCACGTCGGAAAGAATATCGAGCCGAGCTGTGTCTTGCCGTGACGCGGCGGCATGAATATCATCAGTCGCTTGATGTCACCACGCTCGACCGCTTCCAACTTCCGCGCCAGCGTGACCAAATGCGGCGGTGATTGAAAGCTGCTCCACAACAAACCCGACATCGCCAACAAGCCGTTGCGAGCGAGGGCGAATACATCAGGCATCTGGGTCACTCGCTTTGTCGCCTAGCATTGCTTGTGCGCCAGCGATTGCGGCCCTGACTTCCTCCTCGGTCAAATCCTTCTCCATGAACGCCTTGCCATCTCGCCCCGTCAGCTCTGACCGCTTGGAATACTCGTCTTTCATCCGTCGTTCGAGATACCACTTGGCTGTATCTGCATCACCTAAGTCATTAAAGATTGTTCGCAACGCCTTGTATTTGGGAGCTTCTTTCAATGACTTGAGGAAATCTACAAAGTGAGGATGAACTTTCAAGAACGTATCGAGGTTATCTTTGTATATTCCCGCGCAATTACACGCAAGTCGGTCAGTCGCTCCAATGCGCTTCGCGTCCATGATAGCAAGGATTTTGTCCTTGTCTTTCCACCAACCATTTGATGTCTTTCTGACTTCGAGTGTGCCAAACTCTCGGTCGGTGATGACATATGCCACCTCGTTCAAGTAATCCCATGCACCCTTTTTGGCCTTCGATGTTTTCTTTGGCTTGAGTGCTTCTGTTCTTGATGGTTTCTTGCGATATGGTTGTTTTTTGCGTGGCTTTTTCTCTGCCATGTGTCACCCCCTGATTGCTGCATAGTTTATATTATTTTGTGCTTATAAGTCAACCTCTGGCACGAACGTGACGACCCTATGGATTGGGTGACAAAATGAATCTGGCCGTGAGTTTAAGACGTTGCGTTCTTGGATTGCCTCCCTGCGGGTGAAGTGCAATGACTTCAACCTCCATCGCTTTGTATTTGGTCGTTTAAACTCAACAGCGTACACTTTCTTGTTCTCCATCATCGCCCCCTATGTTCCGTAATCATCCATCAACGCGATGACTTCCACCCTGTTGCACCCCATGAATTGAAGCACCGTCGTGTTAAGTAGTTGGTTTCCTTGTCCTCTAGTGACGCGCCATACTTAGAAGTTAATACCGCGACCGCCCTGATGTATGGATTTTTTCGCGCGCTAGACTCCTGAGTGTACTCCTGAGCAGTCGAGTAGTTGGCAGCTAATGCAGTGTATTGTCTAATTATCCTGATAAGCGGTTGAGCAATATTCTTTTCAACAACCTTCTTCCATACTTCGATTGGCAATTTGTAAACGTGGTCAACATTATGCTTTTTGTATGCCTTATCCCATGCAGCGTCAACACCGCCTTCAAATTGAATCCAATCGTCTTTTATCTTCCCGCCGTGAATTGTGCCACTCTCAACAATTATCTTCAACATGGCTTTGTCGTAGACATCAACCATCCTGTGAGCAGCGGTAGTCAACTTCTCGCCTTCGCTCGGAACCGTCACCACCGCTGCTATAATTTCATCTTTCATTTATTCACCCTCCTTCTTTAATGAGATAGTTTTAGTGCTGCACTTAATCGTTCACACTCGTCCTTGAAGTCTTGAGCGTGAGCCTCCGCATCTGCAAGTCGTGCTTCTAATTCTTTGATGCCCTTAGCTGATATTAGTTCTTCAATCATAGCCTCTAGCTTCTCGTTTTGTTTTCCTATCTTTGCACACATTTCTATAAGCCTTGTCTTTGTCCATTTGTTCATTTCCTTTTTCCACTCGTCACCATATCTTGTAAACTCTTCCATTTACTCACCCTCTTTCTCACTCAATAACTCGATTGCCTTTTTGTTTTTACACCTCAAATATCTTACTGTTTTTATTAGTTCAAGATTAGTTTTATCCCATTCAACCCCAAACTTGTCGTTATGAGCAATCCAATCCATGAATAAATCTAATGGGACTATTGCAAACCTTTCTTTATAAAAACAAATTCCACCTGTATCTAAATTGACTACCGAATTGATGGAATTTTCTACCGATTCTAGCAATGGCCCTTCCAGTTTTATATTCTTTTTCATCCCTCCACCTCCATGATTAAATAACCTTCATCGTCAAAGCGGGCGGGCCAGATGGTACGGGCTACGGCGTTAGTATATAATTCCCCCTGTGAAATAGCCGCACTCAATGAGGGGATTGCCGTATCTGTGATTACCGTGCGACCGTTTTCAAATATGTATGCAGCCCTTGCCAGCTTCTTAGGCTCCTCGACCTTTTCAAAGTCACTACCGTTCTCTACGACTTCGTTTTCTAAGAACACATTATATCCAGACGGTGATGGCAATTCGTAGCAATCCATGTTGTTTGCTTTCCTTGCTATCGTTCCTGCTGATATTCCGAACGTATCTTTTTTAAGTATGTATTGTGTCATTACACCCTCCCTTGTTAATATGGATTAGCGTTCTCTGTGTTAAATTGTAGTGAGTTCATTTGATAGCCCCTCGTTCTGATTGCCTTTGCGGCAACTCTAATGGTATCTGCATCTTCCCAGCCAACATCCACGCCTATTATTAGCTCAATCGTTTTTGCACACGCTTCACGCTCTGCTTCCACAGCTTTATCAATATCTGATTTCATATATATACCCCATGCGCCTTTCACTTGAGTTTACCAGCTTCTTTGAGTGCTGCACTTAATCGTTCACACTCATCATTAATCCCCCTCTCTCTGATTGCTTCAATGGCTTCTTCTAGATTCTCTCTATCGTTTGGTGTTTCGAGATAGACGAGTTCCAATTCCTTGAGACACGCTTCACGCTCTGCTTCCACAGCTTTATCAATATCTGATTTCATATATATACCCCATGCGCCTTTCACTTGAGTTTACCAGCTTCTTTGAGTGCTGCACTTAATCGTTCACACTCGTCCTTGAAGTCTTGAGCGTGAGCCTCCGCATCTGCAAGTCGTGCTTCTAATTCTCTGATACCCTTAGCCGATATTAGTTCTTCAATCCTTGCTTCTAGCTTCTCGATGAGTTCAGCTTTTTCCGTATCCTGAGCAACCAACTCATTCCATGCGTCAAAGCTAACGCCTAGCTGTTCAGTTTGATTTCCGCAGTACGGGCATTTTGCATACAGTTTCATTTGATAGCCCCTCGTTCCCTCATTACTTGCAGCACATCATCGCAGAACGCCCTGTTTGTTTCGTTGTTTGATAGCTCCATTATTTCCTCACCCATTTTTTCAAACTCGCTGCGAATGAAGTCTAATACTACCCGATGTCCGTTCCATTTCCCAGCCGAAGCGGTCATAGTAATCTCCATTTCATGTTTATCACTAAGCATTTGAAACCGCTTCTCCCACTCAGGCTCATCATCTACAAGCGCATGTTCTTCTATGAAATCTCCCCACGCTTCCGCATAGACTTCGTGCTTTGCCCTCCCGTCACAGCTTACCGTCACCCTGCTACAATCTGCCGCTGTGCTGTACATAGGCTTCTCCTTCTTAGGCTCCTCGACCTTTTCAAAGTCGCTGCTTTGTTCAACCATAAATCTAGGAACGCTGACCCAATAGTCATGGCAATCATAACGAAATATGTAATCCTCCGCTCCACGTCTTTCTGCTATCGTTCCTGCTGATATTCCGAACGTATCTTTTTTAAGTATGTATTGTGTCATCTCATCCTCCTTAAAACAGGTTTCTGTGGGTTTCAATCCACTCATCTAAATAAACTATGGACGCTTTTAACCTATCAATGTATTCAACAACGCAAATATTCCTAGCTTGCATTAGTGTTCGTGCCGCTTTTACAACGTCTTGTTCCCTTTTTCTGATTTCTTTGTGTGCTTGTTCACAATCCTCATATCCTTTCTTAACTCCATTTAGATATTCCTTTATCTCTGTATCTGTTCGTTCCATCTCATCCTCCTTAAAACATCAGGCGGTGTATAATCTGGCTACATTCTTACAGGTTCACCTCACCGCCCTTTGTTATTTCTTTTCCCTTAATTGTTTCTTTAACTTCTCAACCTCGGTTTCTCATTGTTTTCACTACCATGATACTTCTCTGAATTTCATGCAAGATTCAAGTGACGGGTCTTGCTTTATAAGCCAACGCGCAATATAAGCTGTGTTGTTGTTGCTGATTTTGAACTCGTCACCGTATCGGAATGAATACTCCCATCGCACCTTTTCGGCTAAGTATTTTGCGCCGAACTTCTTTCCCTGCGATTGCAACTGCCTTGCCATTTCAAGGAATAACTTTGCAATTTTGGGGTTGTCACTTATCCATTTTGCTGTTTTTGCCCTTAAATCGAGCTTTTCGGGGTTGTTTTGCACGTTTGGCTCAACAGCCTTCGGGTCGCCGAACAAATCGACCTGTGCTCCACCTATTTCATCGACCATGTTGCACCTCTCCCTTTCGGTTTGAAATAATGTCTCACTACTTCTTGAAACTCTCCGAGGTTTCGACAAATGACAACCAAATGTCCTAACGCCATCAGTTTCGGTATCATGATTTTCTGATTCGGATTGCATACGCCTTTGGGGGTTTTCGTTTCTATCCATAACCCATGATATTTTTCGGTAGGCTCTGGAATTATCAAGTCAGGGATCCCCAAACACAAGCCCGTCCTCTTGAGCATATTCATTTGTGCGAACTTGTTCTTGCCGCCTAGTTGCGCACCATTCGGAATCGCGGCGATTATTTTGTTCGGGTATTGCAGCTTGAACCAATCGACGAACTGAGATTGAATCTGATTCTCTGTCATTACGCGACACCTCTCACAATAGAGTTCCAACTAGCGATGACCTGATGCAAATACCAATGAACCGTTGCGCAATCCGTGTCGCCTCGCTGGTAAGCATCCCAACACGCACCAGCCAACCGCTGCAACAATTCGTTGTTTTCCTTCTCCCACCTTTTGCCGACTCCTGTGTGTTCGATGCCATAGTGTATGTCGTAAGGTATCGGAACCTGACAATCATCTCGGTTGCGCCGCCCACCGCCTTCGGGATTCAAAACATGATGCGGCGGGTTTTTGTGTCCGTAGTTAAACGCCAACCAACGGCCATAGTTTTTATTTTTTAGCTTTTTAGGCTTTGGAAACATCATGCATCCAACTTTCCTTTGACCAACTCAATTATCATTTCCATCTTCTCCCGATAGAAAACCTCAAAGTCACCCTCGCCGCCGAGTTGTTGCCAATAGATAAAGACAACCGCCCTCAAACGCTGTGCTGGCGTTTTCGATGTTTTGAACTCTGGCGGCGGCGCGTCTGGCACGAAGTAGTCCTCGGCCTTCTCCGACGCAAACACCAACCAGCCGAATGTTTGGTTGAGCCTGATGCACTCGGCGGCTTGCTCGGCTTCCATCTCCTGACAATGGAACGTCACTTTTAACGTCTTATCTTTGAGAGTGCTGACGCTGCTCATAGTTGCTGGCACAATATATTGTTTCATAGCACTCCCCTTGCGACGGTTGTTGTTTCACAATACGTTTCCACTCCTAGGATAGAGGCATGTTCTCCAAGAGCGCGAACAACCTTGCCGATCTTAGATTCGTCAATCTTTTTGTATTGCTCTGGAACTTTCGATGCGTCTACAATTCGATATTTCCAGTTTTTGCGAACATGAATACCGCCGCTGTCTGGTTTGTCTAAAGCGGCTGGTGCTAATGTGTTGACCGATTCTATTATGTCCCGCGCTGCTTCCTCGTCACCATGCTCTTGCGCTATGTCTGCTGCGGCCAACGCCCTTTCTTCGATTAAGGCTTTCTCTCTGCGCATCTCAGCAAGCTTTTCCTCTCTGATCTTGGATTGCTCGGTCAGCCATGTGGCAAGAATCGGGTCTAGCCTCCGTTCTTGAGCAATGAAAGGTTCCTCAACCTTTTTCATCTGAGAGATAGCTTCTTTGTGGGCTTTGTGCGCCTTGTCAATAATTGGTTTAAATGTTTCGGCTATCTGTTTGCGGAACGACTTCAATTCCTGCTTGAGTTGTGCCGCAGCGTCGTATTCGGTTTGGTTCAATATAGCGACGATGTTTTCAGATTTAGTTATTAGCTCGGTTTCTTTTTTCATTAGAACACCTCCTTGAAGTCTTTTTCAAAGTCTGCTTGTGGTGGCGGCTGGTCGTCAAACTGCTGAAAAGTCTCAACTAGGTCGTCTGTGTAAGCGTGTGACCATGTGCCAGTTTTATCGTTCAGCTTAAACCCAGCGTCGGTCAAGAACTTGTCGGTAAACTTTTCACCTTCATTCTTTGTAAGGATATACGTCTTGCCCTTCCAATCGCTGCACCACCAGCCGTTCCCTTTGGGTAGTTCAAGCGGGGATGCTTTGTTTGGAGTTGGTTTCTTTGGGGTTGCTTTTGGCTTGGCGTTGGCTTCTATGTCGTGGTTCTCTATATCGTCACCCGTTGAAACCATGAACATTTTAAGAATGAAAAACTTATATGCCGACGTTAATGCCTTTGGTGCGCCCTTGTCCTGTGTGTCTGCACCTTCTCCGACCCCGTTGGCTTCTATAAACTCGTCGCTTTCGCAATCGCAAATAGTATATTTTACATGAACCGTTGTGAGCGCGCTTTCCCTAGTGGAGCTAATGACCGATGGAATTATAAGTATTTTGTTTTTGAGGCAATGCTCCCGAAGTACGTCCATTGCATCTTGCTCCTGCACAAATTTATATTTGAAATGCTTGTTATAGCCATTCTTTGGGATGTTCCCCATTTCTTTCGTTATTGTAAGCAATTTATTCATCAACTGCGGCTTAGTGTTTGTTTCCTTTGGCATTTTCAAGCCTCCTTATCTGGTTGTATAAATCCTCACGCTCAACGACTAGCCTATCCAATCGCTGCTCGACCGCCGCAAGCACCCAACCATTCAATGAACTATGGTCACGCGCCGCCGCTTCTTTAACTTCGGCGTGTAACTCGGAATCTATTCTCAACATTAAAGCAACTATATCCTGTGCCACTTGTAACCTCGCTTTCTATCCGCATCGTTTCAGCGTTTGTTTTATGTTCTCTCGGGTTGTTAGATTGCCGCAACCATTATCCAAAGAGTCATCAACACAACGCCGATGACCAGCCCCGTTGAAATCCACATCAACTCGTCAGCCGTTCTTTCTCGTGCTGCTTGCTTCGCCATCAAGTATCTCATTGCTGGTTTCCATCGTTCCGATTGCATCTGACAGTCTCCTCTCGATGTTCTGGACATAACCACTCGCCCATGTCTGCAAACCACTCGACCCCATCGTCGCAATCCGCGTCACAAAACTCGCATCGGTGTTTGTGGCCCTCGCCCTCATCTGGCCCCGACAGCTTCCACTCGTCATAGTTCGGAATGTTTCTCATTCAAACCCCTTCAAAGTGAAACTACCAACAGAGGAAACATCCATATCATAACAGTATCACAATGCAAGCACTATTTTGTCACGCTCGGTCACGCCTTGTCACAGAACCCCCTCAAATAAACCTTGCAATGGCTTCGGGCATCCGATAGGCATTACGCCGTGAATAGAACTCTAAAAAAAGCATTACTTCGTTCTTTGCGTACATTCTATTCACCGACTTCGGCTCGTCTTTCATTAGGCGGGTCGTTTGTCGTTTGTCGTTTTAAGGGTTTGGAGTTGTCTTAAAATATCCTGTGCCAGACGGTGTGTTAATAGCACAATCACAAAGGTCGGCCTGAACTTAGAGCGAACTCAGGACAGGATATTTTTAGAGAGCATCTCACGGGAGTCAAAGCGTCCTCCATCAAAAGAGTCTAGCTACTACGGTCTTGATACCGTGACACCCTATGCCGTAAGCCCGACGTTCTGTTCAACACCCTCTTTTCGGAGAACGGATTGACAGAGACTTACGGAAGCTAAGTGAGGGTAAAACGTCGAATCCTAAAACAAGGAACTCTCGAAAGGATAATCCCGTTTAGGAATCGTCAGACAGGTTGCTGGAATAGGCAAGTGCATTGACAGAGGGCTTGCTGATGAAACTCAACCAATAGAACTAAGCGGTAGATTAGAGGCGGGCTAGTTAAGCGGTCTAAGGGGTGTCAAACAACCTCTGTCAGACTTGTGTCTGAAGCATAAAAAAGGAGATTTATGAAAACATTTAGAACAGATAAAGCGTTTATTTTTAAGCACAGAGCAATCAATGGGGCGTGGAATAGAAAGCAAGTTGAGGCGTTGGGTGAAATCTGGCCCCCACCCAAAGGATGGATTAAAAGAGTGGCGGGGCGAGAACTGACAGGAAAGTCTATCGCTGACTTTGTAAAGCACTCATCAATTAGAGCATAGAAACACGATTCTTTGTTTTGAGTGGGCAGTCGTCAGGGTTTTCAAGCGGGCAGTCGTCAGCAAGGCCGTCGAGGAAGGAACGTAATCGGTAAAGGCGGGCGTTGAAATAGGCTATTAAAGCGGTCAAATCTTGCGCTGACGCTCTTTTATCGTTCAATCGGAGGTATAGGGCATCGACCAGACGTTTTTCCTTCTCCTCATCCCTGTTGCGCGGTGACCCCGACAAGGTTTCCCAAAAGCTGCCCGACTTGAAGTCATCGAGCGACATTTGCCACCCCCTAAATCATCGGCTTTCTGAATCTGATGCTGTTGCTCTCAACGAATGGATCCCAAACCTTTTGGAGCCATGAAGTCTCGACCTTGATGAACTTATCGACCACAATCGTCGTCGGCTCCCACGCCTCCGCGCAGCGGCAGACCTTCTCAGCCTCGCTGTGGAACGGGCGGCAGTCATTGCTCGAGACACGGAAATTGTTCATACTCGTTAATCCTTCCATCCCTCTCGGCGGCAACCTTTTGTAAGTTGCCCCACGAAGTAGCGTCCATGAAATAGTAACGCTCATCGGCCTCATAGAACTCAAGCGCAACTTCCTCTGGAACCGTGACGAAGTCTGCCCCTGACTTCACCATGCAGCACTTGATTTCAACTGGTCGCCTTTTTATCGGCGGTAGCTTTCCTCGCCTCGCTAAGGCTCCCCCCCGATAACAACTCATTGCCAACGGAAGTAGGAGTATCAGCACCAACGCTTTCAACATTCTCACTTGTTTGCCTCGCAGCTTCCTCTACACGAATATTGGCGGCGGCGACTTCCTCAGCGGAGCGTTGAAACATTCGCGACAATTTGCCAGCTTCGACCTTGCCGCGCATCCACCAACCCGTGAGGAATATCGACACCGCACCGCTCAAGACTAAGAACGCGCTAATCACTTTTTGGCCTTTGCTTTAGAACCACCCGCATCGAGTAGCTTTTGAGCCTTGCCACCCAATCCGAGTACACCAAATCCCGCAACGACTATTAAGACACCATCCCAAATGTCGGAAGGATTAATCTCACCCGCTGCGAGAGCTTTGACAATAGCCGCCAGCCCTGCGAGGATGCCACCTACGCCTGAGATTGTCGTCTTGTGACCGTCGAGCTTCTCCGAAATCCATTTGAACATTTCCTACCTCCTGTCTAAGTTAAGCTGGTTATGTTTTCGTCGTGTAACATCACACATTAAATTAGAAATTACGCGAGGGTCATCAAGAAACTCGCGAAACGAATCCATATATATGTCGGGGCAAGTTTTGTGCGGGTCGTGTTCATAATGCCCCATGACGTTTTTAGGTTTCAA